ACCTCATCTTCTACGATTTGAAAAGGTGTATTTGTAAGGCAGTAAACTAGTTCCGCTTCTTCGTGTCCTGTTAGCATCATGTATGATTGCATCTGCCAAAAGTAATCTTTATTCTTTAATTCTTTATCGAACATAGGAAAAGTACTTCCATTCCACGAGCATTTAATGTCAGCTAAAAGTGAATCCGTTAAGATATCAGGCTCACCCGTTAAATAATCGTTGTTAAATCTCGTTTCGTTCTTTACTACAAACTCCCAATTTAATACCTCAGAAGCCATTTGTATAGCGATGTCTTCATTCTCTATACCTTTGTCGGTGTAACGGCTTGAAAACTCTTTATAAATGCCTAATTCACGCTCCTTGAATAAGTCTTGAATGTATGTCTTTGCAGTTTCAGACAAAACCTCAGATTTACTCCGAGATTCTGTCATAATACGTCCTAGTGAACTTGCTCTAAATAAAATTTTATCTTCCATTATAATAGTTTTAAAGCTGATTGTTGAACATCGCTTAAGTCAAACTTATCTAAGTCGCTTACTTTAGCTTTACCTTCTTGAATCGCTTGTAGTGCTTTCTCAAAACGTTCTACTGTGATTGTAGGCTTTTTCTTTACTTGCTCGCCTTGTGCATCTGTATCTTTGTCAGTTACTAGTCCTAAGATTTGACTGATTCCGTAGCGTCTAAAGTATGTTAATTGACTTCCGTAAGATTGAAATACGTTTTGACCTCTTAACTCAACGTCAGGCATTAAACGTGTTCGTGTTTCTAACGTTTCTCCGCTTTCAATATGAAATACAATCGTAACTAAGTAATCGTGTCCATCTTTAAACTCAGTAATTTGACTAAATCCTAAACCATGTTTTGCTAATAGTGGATTGATAACTTTAAAAATAGCTGGTAAATCTGTGTACTGATAAGCAAAGTTACCTTGACCTGCTGTGCTACCTTTGAAAATTACAGGTACTTCTTGTTGGAACTGTGCCAACGCTTTAAATAGATTTTTCATGTTCTTATTTTTTATTTTGTTTATGCAAATATAAACATTTTTGTTAATTAAATGTCAAACGTTGTAAATATTTCTTCTTCTTCACGTTCTAAAATTACTTTTTGTAGTTCTTTCTGAATGTTTCGTAGGTCTAAATACGTTTTGCATTCCAATACTTTTCTTTCTAAGTAACTTACTTCGGCTTTCGGTTGTAGCTTTGGTGTTAAACCTAACTTCGTTAATACGTCTTCTTTGATACGTGCAAAGTCTGGATAGTGTTTCTTGTTCTTGTCTAGCATTTCGTATTGCTTCAATCCATAAACAACTGTACTATGGTCTTTTTTGAAAATGTTACCAATTGCATACATCGTTAATTTTTGTGTTCTTAGATATTGAAATAAAACTAAGCGAGTGTAGACAATTTCACGCTTTCTAGATTTCGATGTTAAATCAAGTTCGTTTATTAGTTCTTCTAGTGTCATGATTCTAATGTGTTTTTGTATGCTTCATCCATCCATTGAAGGAAGGCTCTTTGTATGTTTAACTGTTGCTCAAAGATTTCTATGTTTCCTGTATTCATGTACAGCTTATCTTGTTTTCGGATAGCGTTTACTACTTCGTTTTGTCTCATTTTTGCTATTTGTCTAAATGGGAATTGTTCTAACTTATCCGCACACGATGGAAGGATAGATAAAATTAAAGTCATTTCAAAATGTTCTTTTGTCATATTAATTCAATTTCTTGTTTAACTTCTTGCCAGTATTCAATGTTTCCAGTGTTTAGTATCTCATATCCAATAATTTGCTTTTTAATAACTCTTAATTTAAGTATCTCATTAACTGCGATAAGTGCGTTCTTTTTTGCAATACCTTTTTTTAAAGTCATTTCTAAGTCATTATAAGGATTCATTTTAAAACCCATGTACTTATCAAATAATTCAATTGATTTCTCTTTCGGTGTCATTTCAATTCTTGTTTTAATCGTTCTAAATAAAGGATAAAATCCATTGCTTCTTGTTTAGCGTGTTCTATCCATTCTAAGGTGGTTAAATCGTTTCGGTCTAGTGTAGTTCCGTATTTAGCTATTCCTACTTCTGAGCGTTGTTTAAATTGGTTTATAACGCTTTCTACTATTTGGTCGGTAGGTTGTTCTTTAATGACTACAATTTTGTCTTTATCAATTGGATAGTACCATGATGCTCCATCATTAAATTCTAGTTCAATATCGTAATCAGTTAAAGCTATAATAGTTCCAATTTTACCTACATATTTTTCCATTCCATAAACCTCTCCTTCGTGCTTAAATGCTTTTAATTTATCTCCTACTTTCATTTTATTGCTTTTATCTGTTTAAAAATGTGTTCCGCTTTCTCGTTAAATGTCATGCCTTGACCGAAATCAACTGTTGACTGTATTCTTACTTGTTGTTTAGGAATGTATACATTCTCTTTTGTTTGTGGCTTTACGTCTTTATTTAGCCATGTGTTTATTGATTTCATATTTATCTTATTTTATTTTTGATTGCTTATTAACCCATAGACAAAGCTTATCCCAATTTTCTTGTGCAGTAGTGCAGTTTTTATTTAGTGCATCATAATGACCTTTGTATTTAGGATTGTACTTTTCTATGGGTAGACTATATTCATTTAGAAATTCAATAAGTAATTTATTTATAACACCTCTCTTACCTGTATCAATTAAACCTTTTTTAGCAAGAAAGTTTAAAACTCCTAATTCATGCCGAAGTTTATCTTTCATATTATAATTCATCTTACTTAATTTTAGGTTGGCATTCACATCTCACGTAATGGCTTTCGTCTCCTTCTCCATCGTCACACCATCCTTGTTCACATTCATCACATTCATTCATATCGTCAAAGTTTTTAAACTCACGTAGAAAATTGATGTCTAAAATGATTTCTTGAGATGGTTGATGAATTGCAATATCAAACTCTTTTCCGTTTACTAAGACCTTTGCAAAGTCTTCGAATAATTCTATAATAATCATAACTCTAATTTAATTTGTGTTAATACTTGAAGATAAGCCGACCAAAGTCTTTTACTCCCACGCTCGCAGGTATCTATTGTATTGTTTCTTTTGTCTTTAAATGCTTGACCTGTTAACTGAAAGTACTCACTTGCAGTATCTGCTTTTAACCATTCGATTCGTGCATCCATTTCTAGTGCTAACCCTCGCAAGTTGTTAGCTTTTTCTTGTAATTCAATTGCTTTGTTTTTCATGTTGTTTTGTTTAATTATTTAGATAAAAAATTTACTACTTCTTTAATTGATTTGCATGATTCAAAAGGGAATGAAATTTTAAAAGAATTATCATACATTGAAACACGATATTTATCGTTTCTATCATACCCACTATTTTTTGATATTTTAAATAGTTTACAAATCAAAACATCGTTTAAATATAAGTCTGTAGAAAATGTTGATTTTATTTGTTTTACTGCTTTCATAATTCTGTTTTTTTGTTTGTGCCTTATTGACCTTACAAAGATAGACAATTATTTTAATTATCAACAAAAAAGTTAATAAAAATGTAAATTATTTTTTAATGTGTTGATTTTACTAGGATTTAGAAACTAAAAAACCCCCACCGAAGCGAGGGTTTAACCTAAACAAAACAAAATTTGAACTATGAATCAATGCAAACTTACATATTATTCTTCATTTTCCACTGTAAAAAATCTATAAATGTTTTGTTGTTTATTTTGTAGCTTGATTTATTGCATGAATTACAACTCATGTAGTGCTGAATAGTTCCCGCTGGTGTTGTGTATGTTTTGCGTAATCGTATCTCGTAGCTTTGGCAATTTGGACATCCAAACTTTTCTCCACCTCTCAAAACTGAGTAGTTTACTTTTGGCTTTGTGTAAGGTTGTAACTTCTCGTAGACTTTCTCAAGTACGATAACGTCCATGTCGCAGTACTCCACCATTCGTTTTAATGCTTCCTCATCTTTGTTGAAGATAATCGCTTTCCACATATCCATTCCTTCGTGTTTCAGCTTTGCACCTACACCTAAATATTTAGCAATGTAATCCAACTTATTGGAATTGAAATTAAACTGTGATTTAGCGTGTTTAAGCGTGTCAATAGTTTGATACTGAGGAAACATCTCCAAGTCATGAAATAAGCAACGTGTACGAAGCCATTTGATATCGAATCTATCTCCGTTGTGAGCGATTACCTCATCCGCTTTATTTAGTTCTTTAATAAATGCTTTGAGTAGCTTCTTATCGCATTGGTTTTTATCCCATGTTAGGTTATGTACTTTGTCGTTTCCTTCCCACTTCCAAGATACGCATATAATAGCACGTTCTTTTATTATATCGTCAGGTTGTATAGTAAGATTATAGCCACTACGCCAAAATATACCAACGTTAAAAGAGGTTTCGATGTCGAAAAACATTCGTTTTTTCATACTTGAATTTTAGGTAAATATTTGTCTAGTTTATTAATTAAAAAACTGGACATTTTGCAATAAAAAAACCTACTTAATTAGTAGGTCTAAAAGTCTTTTCGTAATCAACTAAACGATTTAACCATCCTTTTCTAAACTTTGCGTTTTTGCTTCCAGGTTCTGAAATAGCTAAAAAGAATTGCTTTCTTAATCGTATTAACTCGTTAAATAATCTCAAGTCGTTAATAGCATTTGCACCCGCTACGGTCTTCATTCCGATTTTACCATCTACTGCAACATTTCCACCGCAGTTATTAATCGCTTGTTGTAGCGTAATACTTGCCCTGTGTGCGCCCGAACCCCACGCCATACCTGTTACCATTACCGCAATAGAGAAACACTCGTAATCGTCTCCTTTTACGCTATCCCAATACAAAGTTTTGAATACTTTAAACCAATCTTCGATTGACATCTCAAAAAATCTGACATCGTTGTTTTTTCCGAATACTGACTCCCAAACTCGATAAGTTATTCCCATGTTTGTGTGGTATCCGCTTATTCCTTTGTATGCTTTAGGGCATGGATATTTACTAGCTGAATCCGAAGTATCTCGGGATAGTCCACCTTCCCACTTCTTTGTAAATTTGATATACGTTTCTAAGTTCATAAAGTTTATTTAGAAAATTTGAAGGCTAATATAGTCAATGTTATAAGACCAATTACAATCAAAAGCAAATTTAACGTTTTGTTGTTCTTTGTTTCAATCTTTTTTTGTTGTTTAATGTACTTTGTTTGGTACTTAGTACGCCACTTTACTTGAGCCTTTTCTACTTTCGTCTTGTAACGATATTCTATTCTCGTTTCATAACGTGTTTTTGGGGATTTCATCTCAGGACAAACCGCTTGAATCGTTCTAACAATTACCGAATCTTTGCCGTTAATACGAATAGTATCGTTTACCGTTATTAAAGTAGTATCGTTTTTTATTATACCACCTTTTTTTATAAACTTAGCCATGTGATAATTAGCAGAACAACTAGATAAGAAACCTATCCAAAAAGCACAAAGCAAAGCAACAATTATTAAAAATCTAAACTCTCTATTCTCTCTATTCATTGTGTAATTTTTTACTGAGTGAATCACTTATCTTACTACCGATTGACACGCTTATTAAACCTAGCCATACATCAAACCTAAGCCCGTTAAAACAGAAATCTAAGATAGCCATAACCAAAGCGATAAACCACGATGAAAGCATCGTTAAAGACGTTCTAGACCATTTGCCGTTACGCTTTAAAGTATCGTTAACTATTTCTTTAAACACTTTCAATTTCTCCTACGGGGTTACTTGGTATAATAGCAATCAACTCAGGCATCATGTAAACGTTTTCCGTAGTTTTTATACTTGAGTGCTTTGTCATGTAACAATCAAAGAGTTTATTTTCTACGATTGACAACCGATTATTTGTAATAAATAGCCACGCAACTAAGACGCCCGTTATACCGTAATCTTTAATGCCTTTTAGAGTGGTTTCTAGGTTCATCTTAGATAATTTCTACGGTGTAACCCATTTGAGTAAACGCTAACTGTGAGTACTTGTTAGCAGTATCAAGACCTTGTGTTTCAGTTGGCTGAATTTCAACTGTGAAACTTCCTTGCTGAACGTCTGTGAAAATTGGTTGATTACTTTCAAATGTAGACACACTAGCGTAAGTAGTTACTGCTATCTCTAATGTTTTACCATCTGCGCGACCTGCAAATTGAAGACGCCCGTAAACGCTATCTAGTTTTAACTCAGTACCTAAAATAGTGATACTTTTTTCTTCGTTTGATTTAATTAAAATTGCCATAATATATTTATTTTTTATGCTAGTATTCCTACGTTTCTTAATGCTTTAACTACTTGACCTATTGTGTAACCATCAAAAGTTCCGCTATCGTTTAAAATTCCTGAAGTATTTGTTACAAAAGTCGCTGCTGCTATTGTTGTTGTAGGTTGAACTATTGGAGTTTTATTCCAAAAAGCAAATTTTTCAGTTGTTGCAGTACCTATTTTAGTACCCGTACCAGTATCAAATACAATATGTCGACCTGCTCCAAGTGTTAAAGCGTTTGAATTTTGACCATCTAAAGTAACACCAGCCACACCCGTACTACTTGATATAGTTAATTGCCCACCATTACTAACTGTTCTAATAGAAACAACTCCTGCACCTGCTGTGTTAAACCATCTTGTCATGAAATCAGCAGAATTTCCAGCATAAACGTGCAATGAGCCTCCCGTTGTTGTCATTCCTTGAAAACCGCAACTTAACCTTGATAATACATTTGCGTTACCATCTCCTTGGACACTAAATAAATTTGCAGTATCTGCACTATTTCGAACTCTAAAGCCAATGTCAGTACTTAACGCTCCTTGCGCTCTTACATCTAATCTCACAGTGCTTGCAGGCGTTGCACCAATACCTAAACGTTTGTTTGCATTATCCCAAAATAAAGTACTATCTTGTTGTAATACGTTACCCGTTCCTTCAAACAATATTCTTCCTACTGTACCCGAAGCGATAGCAGTTGTTCCTACCGTTAAACTACCACCTCCACTTATTGTAATATCTCCACTACCTAAAAGTGAATTACCGTTAATAGTTTTTATGTTTGCACCACTTACTAAAGTAGGTTGATAAGAAGTAGAATCTACACTTCCGTTTGCTTTTAAAAACTGTGATGAAGTACCTCCCGTTCTTTTTAGATTTGTAGCTTCTAAGTCACCGATAATAGTTACTGCATTTCCGCTTCCACTAGTTTTATTAACATAAACTCCTTCGCCATTTCCTCCCTTTGTAATTGTCAAAGCCTTGCCACTTCCACTTGAATGGTTTACTGTTAAGGTGTCGGGATTCCCACTAGTTGAAAATGTACCTTGAGTAGCAGTTAAATCATGTATGCCCAAGTCAACATCGTTTGTAGCACCCGTATAAGGAACAAAGCCCGTAACACTTGGAATGGTTGGTAGGTTATCTAAATCGTTGTAATCATTTGAAAAAGCAGTTTCTCCTAAATCGGCACTATTTGCTTTAGTTGCCAAAGCGTCAAATACTGCGTTGCTTGTTACTGGGTTTAAACTGCCATCTGTAACGGCATCTTCGATTGGTATGTTTATATCTATTGCCATACTACATTAAATGTTTCGTTTTTTAAACTTGGTATTGTTACGCTCGTAGTAACTCCGTTAACTATAAAATTATACGTTGTGTCAGGTAGTGCCAATGTACCACCACTTGCAACCGTTTCTAAATATGTGCTATCTGAATTTTTTACCGTTGCATCATCACAAACTACAGGAGGATTCGGACTAATTGGATTCATCGGAATAGCACAAACACTATACGCTTGTACTTCAAA